ATTGGGGGTTAGAAAAGGTGGGTTTGCTCTGCCTTAATCTGCGCAGGTGTAAATAGTTTGGTTTGGGCGATGTGGGTGGCGAAACGGGATTCTTGGGCTTGGTAGTAATCTTTGTCTAATTCACAACCGTAGAAGTCAAATCCTAAATCGTAGGCGGCTATTCTGCTACTACCTGAGCCTAAATGCGTATCGAGGATTTTATCGCCCTCTTTGCATAGTTTTTTTATTACAAAATCATACAAAGCTATTGGTTTTTGAGCAGGGTGATGCTTTTCTTCGGCTGAACTTTTTCCGCTTAAATTACCATAGTACCTATAATCAAAGCACATCGCAGGTTTGCTAAATGAAGTCCATGCCAATTCGCCATCACTAAAATTAGAAACAGGATTTTGCTTATACCAAAAAATAAAACATTGGGTAGGCGGTAATGGAAAATAGTTTCCACCCCATATAACTTGATTTTTAGTAACCCTGCGCAACTCATTAAAATAATCATCCGTTGGTATTCCTTTATCCCAGTTGCCATTTTTATATTTATCGGCTTTAACTCTAACTCCAGTTGAGTCTTTATTTGTACGGTTAAAGGATCCAAAATCTATTCCATAAGGAGGATCGACAATCCCTATTGAGAAGTAGTTATCTGGCAAGCCCCTCATATACTCTATGCAATCAATATTATAAACTTCACTTATCATTTCTTTTTATTTTAACAATATAACATCCCTATCCCAGCTCCAATCGTTATTGGTGACGGTGATAAGCCAGCCGTCTGCTCTGCGTATAGTAATTGACGTATCATCACGTTTAAAAACAGTTGATACATTCCCGCCCTCAAAGTACTTAAATTGGCCGTTGGTTAGTTGGGAGAAGTTAATCAACTTGCGTAGTCATTATTTGATTAGTCTTTACTTCGACAAACATTTTTTGCATAAAGTCAGCAGGACCATTTTCGCCTATACCATCAAAAATACCATTATCAATAGCTTCTACTAATTTATTCACCCGCTTATCAGCCTGTTCAGCCGAAATATTAAAATCTTTTACAGCGCAACGCTTCATATCGGCAATTGCATCCTCTCTATCTTTTCCTGTTAATAAGTTCATAATCTCTTTTTAAGTGT